GCCTCTGTGAGAGGGGGGAAATGCAAATAATCATATGTTTTCTAAAGTTTTTTTTATCGCTATTTATCAATCGATGTATTAATTTGTTATTGAATGTATGTTGAAAGGGTGTATAATGTTTATATAAAAAGGAGAACGTTAACATGGAAAAAAATAACATTGAAAACTTAAGAAGAATAACTCTTCAAGAAATGGATAGGTATAGCCGCCATTATTTTGAACATGATCATGTCGAATTGATTTTTGTTTATGATATGGAATGTTGGCTACATCTTGATTTTAAAACTCATGAATTTAAATCTGGTGATCTAGATGACATGATCGATTTATTATCAGCTGAAGCCATGCTTGAATTTTGCGAAGAGGTATTTGCCGCATGAATAAAATACAAGCTAAAGAAATCATTGGCGGAGATCTATCCGCCACAACTAAAATGCCATGCAAAAGTTTTAACTTGCCCGCATGGGAATGCAAAACCGGGAGCAAACTTGCCAAGATTCCAGGTACTGTATGCCATGGTTGTTATGCCATGAAAGGAAATTACACAAGATTCCCATCAGTTAAAAAAGCCCAGTACAAAAGACTAGGCCAATTATTTAATCCAGCTTGGGTTGATACCATGGTTTTTATGATTGAGAGAGAAAACAATCCATACTTTAGATGGCATGATGCGGGGGACATTCAAAGCGCCCAGCACTTAAAAAATATTTGTGATGTTGCACGCAAAACACCATCAATAACTCATTGGATACCAACAAGAGAACACAAGATTGTTAATGACTTTGTGAATCAGGGCAACACCATTCCCAAAAATTTAATCATACGCATCAGCGCAACTAACATCGATGGCAAGCCACCCAAAAACGCAAGCCATACATCAACAGTTCATTCTAAAAGTAAAGCTATAGGTTTTGAGTGTGTCGCACCTAAACAAGATGGCGCATGCTTAGATTGTAGAGCATGCTGGAATCCCAGTATAAAAAACATTTCATATAAACAACACTAGGAGAAAAACAATATGAATATAACTGATAAAGAGATCGTTCAATACTATGGACAAATATGGGGCAATGTTAAACATATGAAGTCATATATCAAAGAACTTAGAGATAGATATAAAAAAGAAATGGGGGTTAGTAAATGAATATAACTGATGACTTAGTCAAAGACTGGCTAGATAAATTTGACAGCAACAATGAAATAACTTTGTTGACTGAGATCGCAAACAATAACATATGCGTATCAGGAATGATTGATTCCATTCTTGCATACCATGTCGGAGAGGTTGAGATCGCAAAAGATTTCTATAAAAAAATGTGGAGATCGCAATCATGAGTGATCACAGAAACCAAATTATTCTAGAGTCTTTGTATCAAAAGTATATAGACCTTGGATATGAGGACGCAGAGGCGCAAGAACTAGCGGCTAAAGAGTTTGAAGAAAATAGTAATTAGGTGTATATTAATTGTCGAGAGATAGGAGAAACCATGACAGAACACACGCAAAAAGTAGAGCAAGTACGCAGAAGAAATCGCTTAGACAACTGGCGCAAAGGCATCAAGTTTAGTCTAGGAGAAACAATCAACAATGGTGAAGATGTAAAGCATACAACCATATACAACGATGACAGCCAGACCATTGAATACCTCAAGTCAGATCGCAAAACTGAAACTATACCAAGTCCACATTCAGAAGATGATCTTGTTGACTTGATGATGCGAAACGAGACTGCAACAGCAGAGGCCATCATTAGAAAATTAGCACAAGGAGAGGACAATGAGTGAGTTGCCTCCGATAGAAGATAGAATGCCGGGATGTGAATGGGTGTTGGTTATCAAGTATGGAGATCCATACACCAACATTCAACAAACAACTGGCTTCGGTCCTTTCCCCACAAAAGAAGACGCAGATGATTTCAGAGCGCAGTATTACTATGACCAAATTGTCATAGCAGATATTGTCCCACTCAACGCAGTCTTACCCCAAAGCGCAACTGAATTAGACATTGACTTTGTTCCTGAAGGAAAGGTTGTTGATATCAGTAGCAAAATTAATCCACATAAACACTAGGAGAAACCATGGATTTTAAAATAGAGAAGAACATACCAGTTCGCACATTCAACTCACCTTTTTGTGAAGCTTTAGATCAATTAGAGATAGGCGATAGCATAGGTAATCTAACCAAAAAAGAAGTCTACAAGTACAGACCAAACTTTTACACGCCAACCTTTAGAGATCGTAAGTTCACATTCAAAAAAGAAACTGGAACTATGTATCGCATATGGAGGGTAGCTTGATGGATTTATCAGATATAAGTCTTGTTGAATTATCACAAACTCCAATAGAGCCAATCTTAAACGCAGCAATAGCTGTTGGAATATTTATTTTGATTGCGCTAATCGTTATATGGAATTCAACAAGATGAACAAGTGCATCGTTAAAGGCATGTTCTTTATGCAAGATGCAATCATGTTAGATCAAGATGACTTGGTTGCAGAGTTTGAACGCAAAGTCAGAGATAAAAAAATATTCTTTGAAGTTATAAACCCTGGCCAAACTGAGTCCAAGGGTGTAGACATAGAGGCCATGATTAAAGAAAACAATAAACTAAAATCAGAACTACGCATCTTTAAAGATATTGTAGATCGCAGCATCACAGCTGATGCAAGGGGAGGATTCAATGGCTAAGACTTGGGTTAAAGAAAAAATACAAAGCATCAAAAAGAAAACATCCATCGGTGATTCTAGATTAAGCAGAGGTGCTGGCACTAACAAACGCAAGACGCGTAAGAAATACCGGGGGCAAGGCAAATGATTAACTATCCATGTGGCTGGTTCGATGTCGAGCAACTCCCCGGTGGTTCTGGCACTAAGTCAGAAGACTGATATGAGTTTTGAAAAAGGCCTAGCTGAACTTCAACGCATCGTTGACAAGCTTGAATCATCTGAAGTAGATCTTGAGACAGCAGTCGCAGACTTCGAGCAAGGCATAAAGATCCAACAATACTGCCAAAAGAAACTAGACGAAGCTACTCTTCAAGTAAATCGTCTTCTTGCAGATGGGAAGCTGAAGCCTCTGAAAGATCTTCCTCATCATCAAGCATCGCCTCCTCAACAATCTCTTGACCCAGATGATTCTCTAGACTTTTCTGATCTAGAATAACATCCTCTTCCTCTACCTCTTCCACCTCCTCTGCATGGCCTAAGACAATCTGATGTTCTTGCACGAGTTCCTTGAGCCGATTCTCTAACTGGTCCCGGCTCATGCTATCGATCTTATGTATCTTCAACTCCTTCTTATCAATCATGAGCCCAGCAAGTTTCGCTCTCGCAATCTCTGCTGTCACAGCCGGACCATATGAGCCATCCGCCAATGCCACATCACGAATGTCTGCTAGCTTACTTGCGATGCCCTCAAAAGTAATCTCATTCTTCCTGCGCTGAATCGCTTTCAGAGATTTAATCTTTTCTTGCACATGAGCATACTCTTTGTGATTCAACAACCTCGTTGCTGCCACACCTGGATTTTCATACCCTGCCAAGTGAGCACACTTCGTCTGCTTATAATCCTGATACACCATAAGATCCACGAAGGCCTCTTGTCGTTTCGTTAGTTTCTTTTTAGTTTCACTCATGCAAATATTCTACCTTAAATTATTGTTTAAAATTTGTTTATACTTTGTAGCTCTAGAGAACCTATCTCTATCAAAGATTGGGTGCGTCTAGCTACCCATCTATAGTTCTCTATAGAGATGCACAACCGCACAGCTGCACACCCTTGCAACCATGCGCCTTTCAGAGGTGCATGTGCGTATGTGCAGGCATGTGCAATTGCACAACCGCACAGACCCCTAAATCGCATAAGAATGCACCTTCCCAAGGGGTATGTGCAATTTGACCTTTTCCCATTGCACAACCGTTTACACACATCGATCATGCATTCATACATACATCTCAATATACATGCATCCCATGATTTATTTAGCAACATTTGTTCTTTCCTCCTCTTCTAAGATAGCAAGGCCAATGTTATATATGACTTGAGGCACAATAGAATTACCCAGTGCTTTGAGTCGATTGACGCGTTCAGGGATGCCTGTTGCTACTCTTGGGATGTTGGGCTCTCGCTCGAATCCGTAATGTCCGTCCAACCTGGCGGATACCCCATCAGCCATTCCACCCACTCCGGGTTCAGTGTGCCCTTGCCCGGTTTGTCCTTGACTGCCATCGTCAGTCCCACTTGCTTGCCCTTCGCTATCCTTCTCTGTATTGCTGGGTCGCTCATGTTCCCCCTGTCCCTGTTGTCCGAGGCGTTCGGTGTCGGCCACATCTTCTGCTCGATTGCCACTCGCTCCTCCAAGTTCCCCTTGTAGCCCCTGTCGTTGTTGTCCATCGCCTTGACCACTGTGTCCATTGTCATCGACATTCCTATCGAGCTCCTTGGCGTGGGATACATCTCGCTCTTGACTGCGCCTGCCAGTTTGCTCTTCTTGGCTAGCTTCTCGTAGTCCGTGTTCTCCCCTGTGTCCTTCCAGTCTCTGGCCGCTGGAGTTGGGAACATCTTCATATGTTCTGCTGCTACCTTCTGTCCCAGAGAGTGACCCCTCGTCTTGCCTACGCTGGGAGGAACTGTCCCCATGCTGTCCTTCCAATCCCTTGAGTTGGGAGTTGGCCACATCAGATCTGGATGTGCTACCTGATCGTTCAAGCTGATCGGCATCCCCTTGTCCAACTTCATCTGCATTCTCTCCTTGCTCGATCCTCCCCTGCCGCAGTGAGCGTCCGGGGTTCTCCAAGTTCTTTCCGAGGATCCAGATTCTGTCTCTTCTGTGGGGAGCTTCGACACTGCAAGCTGGAATAATAAACGATTGCGTGGCGTAACCTTGGGTTTCCAAGTCAAGACACACATCATCGAGTGCCACATTGACGAAGCCACCAACGTTTTCGACAATGACCCAAGAGGGTTTTTTGTGTTTAATAATTTCATACATGTACGGCCAGAGGTGTCTGTCATCTTCCTTGCCTTTTTTCTTGCCTGCAACACTGAACGGTTGGCATGGGATGCCTCCGCAGATGAGGTCGAAGTCTTGAATAATTCTTTCTGGTTCATTGCCTATCTCCTTTAGATCTTTATAGATTGGCACGTTTGGCCAATGTTTATTTAATACTTTACGACAGAAGTCATCAAACTCACAGAAAGCAACAGTGTCAAAACCACCTGTTGATTCTAATCCTAAGCTGAATCCTCCTATCCCGGAACAGATATCTAGTATCCTAATCATTTATTTCCCTCCCTTTAAACCACATGCGTGTGCAATATCTTCTGATGATTGCTACCACTGTTAATAAGCTAGCTTGTGCTATTGATATGATCAATGCATTTTCTGTAAACATTAAGCAGATTGTTAGCACCAACCACACCAAAGGTAGATTGATTGCTGTGCCCATAAACGTATCAGCCATTGATTCTTTAAGTGCTGGTTTGTCTAGCTTATGCATCTGACTCATCATTAACATATAAAGCAATCATTGCGTAATGAATGATCTTTAATAAATCAGATCGTTGCTTACCATTTTTCTTACCATAACGCATGGCATACTTCATGATGTTGCCAATACAAAAACCTTCTCCATACCCGGAGTCAATGATCATATCAGTTGCTTGATACTTACCATTGGCATAATGCTGATCATAAGTTTGATCAATATATTTTTTTAACTCATCAAGAGTTATGTCTTCTTTGAACTTATAATTAATCATGACAAAAACAAGTCATCTGTTCATCGAACATGTCTTGCTCCTTATAGTGAGGTTGCTTGCTTATATCTAGAAGCTTGATGTAGTTGTCGCTGTCCTTCCTAAAGGTGGCGCCAGCATCTTTGCCAAACTTCTGCTCTTGTTTTATCCACCAGTCTGCCATCTCTGGCCTTTCCTTTAAGAGTTTGATCTTGGTATCCTTGCCCTTGAGAAAACATAAGTCACAGTTACCAGCCAATGTTTTGCCACTAAAGTTTGTTAGATTCAAATCAAAGTTTTGTTTCTCCCAGAAATCCGTCACATCTTTTACATCATGCTTGGCATGATACATAGGCAAGACATTCTCCCATGGGTTGTTCTGTCTCATGGCGCTTGACACTCTTCGAGGCTCATCGTATCTAAGGCCTATCACGTTGTACCAAGTCTTGTGTCCTTTCAGCTTACGCATGAACCTTGACATAACCTTGACCTTAAGTTCACTGGTGCAGAACCTGGCCACAGGATTGGGTAAGTATTTTCTTCTATCAATCAAAGCTTCAAAGGGTTCACCATTTCTGCTTGCTGTTTCGTAGGTGACTTCTTTGGTGCGATAGACAGGACGCTCTTCACCAAAGTACAACTCCAACCAATGTATCTTCACGCCCCACTTCTGTCCTATCTCATGCACAAAGTCCAATGTCTCCGGGGCTTCCTTGCCTGTGTTAGCAAAGGTAACGTATATATCTTCAGGCAATGTGCCACCATGTGCTTGAATGATATTCCATAGCATGAACCCAGATGTTCTACCACCACTAAAGCTAATCAAAGCTGGCCCTTGTATCTTGTAAGGATTAGACTCCATAGATTCTCTCAACTTGTCCCATTAAATCTTCGTGTGCGTTGTGCAAAAACTTCCACTGCTCATTAAAGTTTTTATTTGTTTCTTTTGTTTTTATGAGTTGGCTTTGCAATCTTCTAATTACTTGAACTAGATCGAGTTTCTTATCAGCAACCACTGCAAGCTGATGTTTGACCATCAACTCCAAAACCTCCTCAATTGGATCTGTTATTGTCTCTAAGTTATCCATCATCCTCCCAAGGTTTCTTCATCTCGTTATCTGCTAAGTAATACCATGCGTTCTTACCTGGCACACTGTGAGTCTTAACTCTTTCTGCTAGATACTTCTGCACATGTGATACTGCGTACCTTGCGGCTCTCTCTCCTGAAGCCATGTCGCTTTCCTTTAATGCTTGTCTTGCTAGCAGTTCTAGTTCTTGCCTTGTATAAAACTTGCGCCTATCCATACCAGCTGCTACCACCCTTGCTATCTCTACTTCGTCTGGTGAGTCTGACGCATCCACCACCCTAAAGAAGCCACGATCAAAATCAAAGTAGGCCAAGTGTTGGTCTGGTTCTCTTGCGTTCCTTGCCTCGTAAAAGATATCGATGTTAGGCTTCTTACCAGACAGTTTGATACCAGAGTCCATCCAACCAGCGAAGGCACTACCACCACGAGCTGACATGAATGACAGATCATCTGCTCTCTCTTTACCAGTGTGATGAGCAATGATGACAGCAACACCAAAGAGTTCTATCAGCTTATCAACACGCGATAACATCTCGTGGATCTCTGAGTTAGAGTTCTCTTCTCCACTAAAGAAGTTAATGACTGGATCGATCATGACAATGTCAGGTTTGTGATAGTCAATACTTGTGGCTATCTCATCAATGTCTTTATCTCTCATGATGTTCTTTCTTAATCTTCCAGAGGCTATAAGGTTTGACTTACCAAGATCTAAGATCTCTCTGTCATGAATAAAAGGTTGATAGTACATGTCGATTCTTTTTTTTAAGAACTCATGAATGATTTCTGCCTGTAACCACATAACCTTTAAAGGTCTATTGAATTGTTTACCCATAAACTCTGTGCCTGTTGTGGCCGCAGCAGCAAATGCACCTAACCAATGTGACTTACCAATCTTTGGTTTACCCAAGAGCAAGACTCTTGATTGTTCAAAGACAAATGCATCACCCCAAAACTGTTCGATGCGATCTGAATCCATGCCATCCCAAAAAGGATCACCAAATGTTTTAAGGCCAAGCGGATCTCTTTCAGGTCTTTCTTCTTTCTTTTGTTGTTCGATAGGATCTTCTTGATCCATGATCTCTTTGAGTTCATCTGTTAGTTGTATCTGCCACTGACTTGTCTTCCACTCTGTGATACCAGCTACATCCTCTGGGTTTCTTTTCAAGTGCCCAGTGCAAATACTGTTTACTGTTTGCAATACTTCTTGCACGCTCATAGGTGGGTTGTTTGTTTGATTCCAATCCAAAGCTTTGATGATGACTTCACGCATGCCCCAACCTTCAAGGATCCACTTGCCTACCAATCTTGCAAGCGTATCGTTTCTCATGCCACTGCCAACACCATCCATTGATAGAGGTGTCTTCAAGTCTGAGTTTGATTTGCCTACATTATTAAAGTCATAGATCACATTCATGTCTTGACTTGATAGTATGGGCAAGTCATCCATGTCGCTTGGCTCAACACCGTCCACGCTTTCAAACATGTAATGGTCTGAAGGTGAGACCATGACATAGCCACCCTCTCCTCTGACATCAAGTCTGCCT